ATGCGAGAACAGGCGCTGCAAAGTGTTTCAGGTAATCCCAAGCCACAGATTTAGCTTGGCTGCGATACGGCGCAATGTACGCAAATAGGGGATTTGTGCTTTTGCACATAAGCGCAGCCCGAACAATGTCATTAATGGCTGCAACTGTCTTACCGGCTCGTCGGTGTGCAACAAGGCAAGCCCAACGTTCGGTGCGGTTATGGAATGGTTTGAAAGCACCCCTTGGAGAGTAGGGCAGCGTTACTTCCCGTCTTGCCACTTGACCACCATTTCAATCGGGCCATTGTCAGCCCCAACGTGTTCCTGTCTGGCTAACTTAGGAACATGGTATTCAGCCACAGCCATAAAACAGTCAAACGCTGTCTTTGGGCCATGTCGTTCATCCAAAGCAATTGATTCTAGCCACCCTTGTAAAAGGTATGCATTACCATCAACGAACGCTGCAATTGCCTCTCTAGCCTTTGCTGTTGACTTGTTAGGTGTGCCAGGTGCTCTACCGCCAACCCTCTTTCTACTTTTAGCTACTTTAGCTTGTTCCATATCTTTCTCAATTGTCGTAGATTTAAGATATTTTAAGTTTAGCTTACTTATTGCGTTCGCTGATATTCTTAGCTTTTGATCGGGCATCTTCTTTACTTGATGCGCCCCATGCTTTTAAAGCTAACGCTAACCTAGTCGGTTTCCCGTCTTTCTCCATTGGCCCTGGCATATTGCCCATGCGTGCGAGAAAACTGGCTCTGCGTGGGTTATCGCCTGACTTGACTGGTGGCTTGAGGTTCATGCCTTCTGCTTTGGCACTCGCTCGACCCTTGGCATTTAGACCGCCAGCAGCGTTTTGCCCCTCTTTGCGTTGCCAAGCCGCTGTCATTTCTTCTCGTCTTTAGCTGTCTTAGCTGATTCTTTAAAGTCTTTAGCCGTAGGTGCGCCTGGATCGCCAGGCTTTCTCATCTTTTCGCCGCTGCCTGCTTTGATGCGCTCTTGTTTAGCAAGAATTGCCGCATAAAGTCCATGTTTGCTCATTTGTACGCCCTATCCATGTTGTGCAAAATCACCGTGATATTTTTCTCTAGCCATTATTGCAGCAAGTTGCGCTAATTCAAAATTGTCAAAACGACCTATATGTATTTGTTTTTTATTAACTTTTAATTTTACTTCCCACCTACCTAAACAATAACTTACATTCTTAGCGCCTGACGTATTGTTGTTTTGTAATCGTTTGTTATGTTGATTTTGACTACTTGTTGCTGCCCTCAAATTTTCTATTGAATTGTTGGTACGACAAGTATCTATGTGATCAACTTCTATTGGAAGCCAGCCGTGGTGGTACAAAAATATTAACCGGTGTGCGACATAGCGTATTTTGTTTATACGAATATAGCGCCGTTGGTTGTGTTTATTAAAACTACCTGCTTTTGCCCCAATAGGCGCTCTAGGATTTGTATACACTTTCCAATATAAATCACCATCTTTGTACAAAAACAATTTTTTTACATCTTCTTGCGATAAAATATTTTCAGCCATGTCAACTCCTAAATAGTTGTTTGGTTAGAACCCCATTAGCTTTGCCGAGCTTTTGGGGTTTATTTAAATGATTTTAATTTGTACAACGTGCTGTCAATCAATCCTGCAATTTCATCCACAATATTTTCTAACTCTGAATCCTGCGGCAATTCGGTGCGAATGTCTTTAACGAACGCTTTGATGCCTGTGATGTATTTAACAGGATCGGTAGCCAAGTGAAAGTCTTTAGGATATGACTTGATCTGCTGATAACTGCCTTGATAACTTTCTGCCCAAGTATCAACTAAATCAATAATGCCTTCGTAGTATTTTTGCAACGCTTTATGCTTGGCATATGAGTCAGTTTGCAAGTGCATAAAGTGTGCGTTTGTCCCAGAGTGAAACAAAGTTGCGACAAATACGGCAGGATAATCCATAGTGACCTCACAAGATAGCTATCACAATTGTACAACCGCCGCCCGATTTAATCTATTCCCATTCTGGGATGGTCGTTTTACATTTGTTTTCAAGTAATTTGTATTGTTTACTGTCAATAACAATTAACTTTACTTTAGGATGATATTTTGCCATACGCCTAATTTTTGTTTTACTGCGGTCATCCATCCAACCTTTTACTTCATGGTAACTCTCTGTCCCGTCTTTTTCTTTAATCTTAAAATCTGGCAAATAACTCATGCACCCTCGTTTGATACCATCAAACCAAAACGTTTCAGGTTCATGTAACCATCCAGCTATCAAATCTTGAGTTCTCATCCACTCTAAATATCGAGCGTAATTCGCCTCCCACCTTGATCTGTAATATTTTTTATACCCGCCAATGTCACGCCACCCTGATTTCCATGATGCGTTAGCCCTGTTCATTGTTTGTTTATGACCATTGATTGAAGCTCGTTTTGAATAAGCATCTAATTGTTCCTCAGTCATATTTGCCCACATTTGCTTTGATTTTTCCGACATAACTTTTTTAGTTTCTGCCGTGTGTTTCATGCCAGTTGCGCCTTTTGGATGTGGGTTATGCTGATACCATTCTTTGCGAGCATTTGAGATAATTTGACGGTTTGCTTTTACCCATGTAACTAATGGTTGTAAACCATCTTTATATTTTTGTTTCATCGTAGCAGAATGATCTGGCCTAACCCTACCTTGCATTTTTTGAGCGTGATTTTTTTGTTTTTCTTGCCACGCAATGCTTACACCTCTTGCTTTTAATTGCAATTTTGATGCTTTTGTTCTAATTTGCTGTTCTTGCAATTGCATTTGTTCACAACACCAAAGTTTCCCATATTTCGGGTAATTTTCTGTTAAAAACGCAATTTGTTCATTTGTCCATTTCATAAATTGATTTTAACAACAATTTAAAAACTAGACAATCAATTACAACAAAACCTCAGTTTGGGCTAATAAATCTTCTTCTGTAACCCCATACTTTTGAGCAAACGCCTTTTTGCCCAGTCCATGTACCCCATCATTGCCCACATGATGAGTCGGGCATAGCGGTATAACCGGCGAATTTTCACGTTTCATTCCTAATCGTCTAATGTGATGAATGTGGGCAGGCGTTTCCCCGTATCCCAAGTGCCTGCAAAGTGAACATCCAAGGTTTGCTAGTTTCTCAAAGTGTTTACGTTGCGCTTTGGTCAACTTGAGCCTCTGTCCATTCCTGAAGATCAACCACCACAATTTGCATATCCACCGCAACGTCAGCGGCAGCGTCATATTTGCCCTGCAATACAAGTTTTTGGTATTGATGAATCATTGCTTTAAGTTTAATAAGGCTTTCAGAATAGTCGATCATTCTTTACTCCAGTCGGTGTAGTAATACTCATATCGTTTAATTAACCCAAACAAATATGTGCCAATCAACCTACGCTCAAGTTTTCTATGTTCTACGTCAGGTTGCCATTGGTCAAAGCGATTGCGTATGCGAATAAAGTCATCTTTATAATCGATCATTTGGTTAATTTCTCAATCTGTCGATTACTGGCTTGCTCGGTGCGCCAAGCATCAAATCGCATTTGTGCGCTGGTCATGCGCCATTTAAGCAACTCGGCCTGCTCGGTTGCTGCCCCAATTGCATCACAATGGGTTTGATACTTTGGGTTAGCATAAGCCTCTCGCTCTTGACCTCCAATGCTAGTTTCGCCTGATTCTTTCATCAATATAGCTTTTAGGCTTGACTTGAACGCCTCCAGTTGCGCCAGTTCGCCCTTTGCTTTGGCATATGCCGGCGCATTGTCCCAAATGTATTCAATCGCTGGGTGTGGGCTGTATTCACTCACTTCGTTCCCCAATGTCGTAAAACCAATCCTCACCAGCTGACCATTTGCGTGACCCGTCTACAGTCCAAATATGGCGTGATGCTTGGAAATCAGGAAAGTCTGTCTTAGTCGGTATTAACGACTGGTCATACCAAAGGCAACGGTTATTAGGCTGCGCTGCAAACTGACCATTATCTAGCCGGATAAAATTAAATGATTTGTGTTCTTCAGAAACTTCAGTAAACCCTGTGTCTACATCCATACCATCGGCACAAAAGTCTACCGTAAACAGGTATTTGCCAAAGTGCCATTCTTTGTCTTTACCTAGAAATTTGACCCCAAGGTTACGCAAGCCAATCTTTTCGTGGACCGTAAACCTGTAGCCCATACAATCCCATAGCTGCAAAATGTCGTAATCCAGATCCCCGTGTTTAGTATTCCAAACATAAGCCTGGATGGGCAACTTATCGTACAAAGCGCCGTACCGTGGCAGTAGGCTTTCAATGCGGAACACTTGCCCACGGATTGCTTTAATGCTTACCCAAATGCAAGGTTCAAGCTCACCGTGGCCTTTCTCAAAGTTATACAAATACTCCCGCCGCACAAAGCATTTAATAGGTGGTAAGTTTCCAATGATATAGCTCATATTAAATCCATCTGTTTAG